AGAGGTCTTCTATTCCACGTGAGCATTGGAAAATGACAAAGTTCAACAGCAAAGGTTTCATCTGGACTAATAAATGGATATTGGTTATGAGTGAATTTTACTTCTTTAACATCACCAACCCATTCAAAATAGTTTTCCAAACCATTACAGCTTTTATCGTGGTTACCTCTAATGAGGAATTTTCTACCATTAAGTCTTGAAAGAATGTATTTAGTTCGTTCTTTAGTACCTAAGCAAAAATCACCTAAAATATAAACAAAATCTTTCTTTTTAATAGTGGCATTCCATTTTTCGATAAGCCATTCGTCAAATTTTTGAATAGCTTTATTTTTATCTTCTTGTAATTCTTCTAGTGTAATACCAGCAGCCTCACGTCTTTCTGGGTGAAAATATAAAACGCTCGGATGCGTAAAATGTGTGTCACTAGTAAACCATGCCTTATATTGTGTTCCTTTAAATTCTTTCATATTATTCTTTATATTCAGTTTTATCTAACAATGGGTCATAGGACATTTCCAGAATTTTTTTATAATCATTCCATAAATCATCAACTGATAATAGTAAAAAATTTAACAACATTTCTTTAGTTATTGACATATTATCATTTCTTTTGAAAGAATAAATTGCAGTTAACATATTATAAAAAGATGATAATCTATTTCTCAATTTTGACCCATAAGTATCTGGTGTTTTATATTCTTTGTTCATTTTACATTTTATTTTTATAGATACTAATCTTCTGGGGCTTTTTTAAATCTTCCCCAAATATAATTTATTTTTTTAATTGTATAACCAGTTAATTTTGATATTTCTTTTCGTGGAATATTATCTTTACATAAATCAATAATATTTTGATACATTTGATAATAATCTTTTTTATTTAAAATTTTTTTATTACCCACCTTTTCACCTTTTAATTTTTTTTGATAAGCAATATATTTAGTCATTGGCCATATCTCACCTGTTTTTAAACGTTCATCATTTTTTGTCGTTTTAAGTTTTTCACCACTAATTGGATTTATACAAAAAACTATTCCATAATTAATACCAACTAATTCTCCAGATAAAACTCTAGGGTCATTGGCTGTTGTTTGACAAGTTTTACTAAAATCATTTTTATATTTATACATGGTTAAACCTTTAGTTGAACCGACTAATTCTCCAGATAAAACTCTAGGGTCATTTAAATCACACATGATATTTTTACCATTTTTATCTTTAAAAACTCCTTTACCTTTTGTATGCCCATGCATTAATCCAAGTTTATTTTGTTCATAATATTCTTCTTTAGGTATCCATTTTTTTACTCCATTTGCTATAGCTTGAATATGACCTTGTATATGTGGTTTATAGCGGTCTTTATTATTATGATATTTTTCTTTAGAAATCGTAATATGTTCATTAGTTTCAATATCTATCACATGGACTAATCCCACCATATTATGTTCAAGTTCCCCATTTAAATATCTTTTATCATCTTTGTCAACTAAAAAACAATTACCTTCACTATCTTTAACTGTTACTCTACCTATAGTAAAATCCCAACTTCCATTACCACCAGTATGTTGATTATATGTCATTTTATCTTTTGCAACTTCTTTTGTAACAAAAGATTCTTCATAAGAATACATTTCTTCTTTAGTTTTAAAAAATTTTAAAATTTCTTTTTTATATTCACTTAAAGGTTTAGTTTTCATTTCGGCTATTAAAGCATATCCAGAGCCTTTATAACCGTCATCAAGATTAACTGTACTATGAACGCCCCAATATTTTTTATTACTTTTTAAATTAGTAATACAATAAAAATAAAAATACTTTTCTTCTTCCCCTTTAAAAATATTTTCTGTTAAAATTTCATATTTAATTTTTCTCATAATATTTATATCCCCGTTTGGTGGGGATTCATAAATAAATAGTATTAAAAATTAAAAATTCATTTGTCTATTTTTATAATTTTCAATAACTGAAGGTATTATTCGTTCATAATTTGGGTTATCAAATAATGAACTAGTGAGAATCATATCTGCTGTTGTTCTATTTGTTGCGTATGGAATATTATAAAGAGATGCTAATCTAGATAAAGCACCTACATCTTGATAATGTCCCTGAGTAATAAGATTATCACAAAAAAAGACAAGAAAATCTATTTTACCTTCACCTATCATAGCCCCTATTTGGCAATCTCCTGAAAGTGGCCCACTAAGCAAACAAGTTACCTTATCTTTTAAAGGTTTAATTTCTTCAACATATAAAGGATAATTGCCATTTTCATCAGGAATAGGTTTTTCATGTCCTGTTACAATATTTGAAATTAAGCGTCCAGTTGTACCAGTTGCATAAAGATTATGTTCCTTAAGAACGTTTATATTATATGTAACCCAATCAATTAACTCTTGTTTTCGGGCATCATGTGCCACTAATGCTATATTCATATTACTTTTCTTTAAAAAATTCTTTATATAAAATATCTGTTATTATATCAACGTTCATCATAATCTGTTTATGAACATCAATTTTATCCATGTCTTGAATAATAATATTATCCAACATATTTCTATTAGTATATCCATCAATATCTGGATAATCTTTCCAAAATTTTTTCAAATCTTCGTACATTTGTTTTGACCCAAATGGCCAATGTGCTACTAAAAACTCCCATTCACAACGGGCCCAAAACATATATAAAGACCTGTCTTGAATAAAATTTTTTAACAATTCTATACGCTTATTTTTACTTTTTGTTTCTTTAATTTTTGTTACATTATCTTTATAATATTTTGATTTCCAACAACCACGGAAATAAGGAAGTATGTCATATGATTCTACTTCATTTTTATTAAAGTTTAAATGTAAAACATTAAATTTTATCTTTTTCATGTATTTACTTTTTTACAAATATACAAATAAAAAATGAGAATACCAAATATTATCATTCTTTATTAATTATTTAAAATGTTCTATTATTTCTTTCACGCTTGCTTTTCTAACCTCGAACCACCACCATTCTTCCCACTTTTCATTTGGTATATATTTTCTCCAAGAATCTTCTAACTCCGTATGATATATACCGTCATTATCTTCCCATAAAAACCATTGATAATCAGGTGCGTCATCTCTTAGTGCGGCTAATGATAAAAATAATTCTTCATTCTCCTTACAATCTATTCTTTTAAAATTTGTGCTAAATAAAATAGGGGCACCATAATTTGCTTCACTGTATAGAGGCCCAAGACCACAGTCTGAATAATCACCGATATAAATAAAAGGAAGATTTCCTTCAAAACAGCAATCTTTTTTATAACCAATTTTTTCCAATTTCGCTCTTAGCTCTGGGGTGTTCTTCTTAATAAAGCAAGGTTGTGTAAATCCCATATTTATTTATCTTTTAAACATTTTATTTTTCCGTCATTTGTTACCCCTAAACAATAAGGGCAACCTCTACATTCTAAAGTTTCAAAACCATCTTCAAAGGTAAATGGGCATTCCATAGGACGTTCAAAATCCTGAATAAAATCCCAAGCTACAATGTTCCCTATAGTCTCTCCAATATAATATCTTCTACCAGAATCTAATTCACAAACTTGACACAACCCCACTTTATATTTTCTATCAATGCAAACCAATAACATATCTGTTGGGGCATCTTTGATGTTAGTATTCCAATTCATATAATTAATGTCATATCATTATTATCATTCAACTTCAAGAAATTAAGATTACCACCTTCAGTTTCTGTAAAGAAAGGATATTCTATAATTGCCTGACCTACCTTTTTTAAAACTTTTCCCACTTCAAAATCGTCAGAAATAAATTTTGAAAATCTTAAAAGAGATTTATAATCTTCATTAATATTAATTTCAATACAACCCTTTTCAAAAATTTTTATTTGATTTATTTGTCCTAATGCGCCTGTAATTGTTTCGTAATAATAACGGTTGCTAAACTCTTTTTCAAACCATTTATGAAAGTCACTATTTAGTATTGAATAACCATTTCTATGCATACTATCTATGGCTATCTCTTTTAATTCAATAGGGGCTTTATCTATATCATAAACAACACTATCTTCTTTAATAGCATATTTTATAAAATCTAATTTCTTTGGAGTATTTAGACCTTCATTATTATATACACTTCTACTTTCCATCCAACATGGATTTATAATAATCATCTTACTACCTCCCCACCAAGTATCCTGGTATGCTCTTTGATAAGGTATGTATGATAATGTCATAACTAACTTATTTTTAGTTACATTAAAACTACTAATAGCGTTTGTACAATAAATTTTTTTCTCCATAAGTTAAAAAAACATATTATTTATAATCCAAAGAATAAAAAGCATAATTAGTTTAGATATAATTGAACCTACATAATTCGCCCAGAATTTAAAATCTTTAATTTCGTATTTAGATTCACGTATTTTTGATATGGCTGAAATACCTAATGCTAATAGTAAAAAGTATATAAATGGAATATGAGGCGCATTACCCAAATAATTGATAAGTGGTGCTAATGCTAGTTCATAAGTTTCCATATAGATAAAACCAGTAAATAATGAAGAAATGATGGCTAGAATAAATGCTAAAAAAAATTGTACTAAAAATTTCATATAATTTTGAATTAAAAATTAACTAATGCAAATATACAAATAATTTTTGACATAAACAAATAATGGTGGGATTATCCCACCATTACTTTTTCAAAAGCTATTATCGAATCATTGTAATAACCTCCTGGTTAAACGCAGAATTAATAATATCTTCCATAGTAGGCATTGCCTTGTTGTCTGAATTGACTACTGTATCGCCACCAAGCAAGAATGATACGATGCTACCATCATAACCGCTAAACATGTAAGTTCCTCCATGCTCCATAGTTGATGGGAAATCCTTAGTGGTTCGATTACTACAATGCCACCATACAATCTTAAAGCCGTCAACAAACTCTGAAGGGAATACTGAACGAAGCTTATTCATTGCAGTTTCATAATTAGTTTGCTCACTTACACGATTATAATATGATGCGCTAGGATTAAACTGCATATCACTTACAACCAGTAGAGTTGAAGGGAAATCCTCCAATGGAATTTCAGGATGTTTTCTTCGTGTATCTACAATCAAGTCAATAACACTCTGGAAATTAGTTGAACCCCAAGCCGTTTGCTGAGATACAATCTCATTCCACTTATCAGAGAATGTTTTCCCCTTAAGCTTTAGCAAGCGAGAAGTATCATCGAACATCGCAACAGTATTATGGAACGCACCCTGATTCAACTCAGAAAAATAAATTCCAAGAGAAATACATACATGGAAAGGTGTTGTACCAGATTTATCCAATGCGGGACCGCCCATTGAACCTGAAGTATCAAGTGCACAAAGCACATTTCCCTGAATAGCACCAGCATTTTTAGATGCCGTAGCGATGAGACCATCGAACTGCTTATCCACTGTAATTCGGGTCAGACGATTAGTCTTAGTTATTTCATACTTCGTCATACCAAGCTTACGACCAAGCTCAAAAGCATAACCATTAAACTTTGCAACTGGCTGTGATTTAATCCAAGCATAATATGCGTCCTCAAGGTTATGATTTGCTAAGAACTTACCGCTTACGAGATTAAGAAGGGCCTTACCTGGGATGCACTTCCAATCGATGTTAGAATAAAGTCCCTTGCATATCATTTTCTGGAAAGTATGTGCTTCACCTGAAGACTTATATGTACGATAATCCTTGAATGACCATCCAGCTGTATCAGCAAAATGCTTTGCAAGCATGTTTGTATTCTTAGCCCATTTAGTCTTGCATTGCTTTGTAGAACGAATACGAGGCATGTACTTCTTAACCAAATCTCGGCAAGAATTATCATTAATACCCTCAGCAATTACCTCGAAGAACTTACGTTCATCAAGATACTCCAAAGCACCATCAAAAGAAAGAAGTGTCCACAAGTCCTTCCAAGAACCAACCACTGGCAACAACCAAAGATTTCGGTAAAACTCCTCAGGATGGTACTTAGCAATCCACAAAAGACGCTTAAACGACTCATCACGAGCACCAGCTCCACGCTGTACCTTTTCTGTCTTATTCTGGCCAGTTACATTAGACTGACGAGTAATCATACGAAGGTAAAAAGGAAACTTCAAAGCAAACTCAGGGTTTTCAGCCCAAAGAACGTTTTGCTCTGCCCACACATCCTCAATAGCACGACCTCGATAAACACCAGCCTTACCAAACTGGTCCATCAGTGCATTACCAAAAGTGTTATACGAAATAGCACCATTCTCTGTATGTGCATTATTTGCACCTGCGCCAAGCGTATTGACGCTAATAAATCCATTATTTTCCATATTTTGTTCTATTTTTTTGTTTTAACGTTGCAAATATACAAACTTATTTTTAATTTTCCAAATATTTT